CGGACGAACGCCACGGCCGGTCAGGTCTTCGTGACCTTCACGCCGTTGCTCGGCATGTCCGAAGTGGTCAAACGATTCCTGCTGGAAAAGCCAGCAGGGTCGACGGTCACCAACATGACGATCAGCGACGCCGAGCACTACACGCCCGAGCAGGCTGCAGCGATCATCGCCAGCTACCCTGAGCACGAACGTGAGGCTCGGGCCAAGGGCATACCGATCTTAGGATCGGGCCGCGTGTTTCCCGTGGTCGAGGAGGCTATCAAGATCAGGGCCTTCCCGATCCCGCCGCACTGGGCGCGCATCGCCGCTATTGACTTCGGGGTTGACCACCCGACAGCCGTGGTGTGGTTGGCTTGGGACCGCGACAGCGATACGATCTATGTGACTGACTGCTACAGACGCAGCGAGCCCGGCATTGCTGGCCACGCCATGGCTGTGCGTGCACGAGGCGAATGGGTTCCTCTGGCATGGCCGCATGACGGCTTGCAGCGCGACAAGGGCGGCAGCGGCGAGCAGTTGGCCAAGCAGTACAAGGACCAAGGCCTCAACATGTTGCCCAATCGGGCTACGTTTGAGGACGGCAGCAACGGTGTCGAAGCTGGCTTGTCCGAGATGCTGACCCGCATGCAGACAATGCGCTTGCGCGTGTTCTCGCATTTGGAGGACTGGTTCGAAGAATTCAGGCTGTACCACCGCAAGGACGGTATGGTCGTTAAAATCAGCGACGACTTGATGAGTGCAACGAGGTACGGCATGATGATGCGCCGCTTTGCCAAGACGCAGGAAGAAGCTGAGACGAGATTGAGACCGGGGCGCATGGCGCCAGTCTTATCCTTCAGCGTCTTTGACGAGACAACTGGATATTGATTAACCTTAACAGAGGAAACTTTCATGGCTACTATCACAGCAACAATCGATCGCGACTCAGTCCCCGGCGTGGTCCTTGCCTCATGGGCTGACTTGGCTACCAACGACGTGGGCGCCGGCGTACCTATTGCCTATGCAGCCGACCTAACCGGCCAAGTGTCAGGCACCTTTGGCGGCGGCACGGTTACATGGCAAGGGTCCAACGACAACACCAACTGGCATCCCTTGACCCAGCGTAGCGGCACCACCAACATGGCTTTTACAGCGGCCGCAGTTCACACCGCCAATGAGAACCCAGCGTGGATTCGCCCCGCAGTTACCGCCGGCACAAGCGTTGCGATCGATTGCACTTTGGCCATCCACGCACGCTACGCCAAAGCGCCTTACTAAGTTGAGGATCAAAACCCATGGACTTTCAACCACAACAAATCGACGTCGAGATCGAGACCGAAGAGGACCTTCAAGCCAAGCAGGCTGAACGTTTGCAGGCTTTTGGGCACGGCCTCGGTCAGCAGCGCGACGAATGGATTCGTTCGCGCTACAGCTACGGCGTTGACAAGCGCTGGCTGGAGGACGAGGATCAATACAACGCCAAGGACAACGTCAACAAGGCAGCTAGCCAGATGATGACGTCGGTTGAGCAGGGCTATCCGGTGACTACACAGTTCGCCAAGCCCCATCGCTCAACAGTGTTCATTGGCTTGACACGACAGAAAACCAATGCGGCCGAGGCCCGCATTGCGGACATCTTGCTTCCAACGGACGACCGCAACTGGGGCATTCAGCCAACGCCTAAGCCCGACGTTGCTGAGATGGGCCGCGACACACGCATGGCCGGAGACAAGTACACAGGCGAGCCGCTCAAAGATCCAGAGACCGGCGAGCCTTTGCGCATGAAGGACATTGCCCGCGCTGCCATGCAGACTGCACGGGAAAAAGCCAAGGCCATGCAGACCACCATTGAGGACCAGCTTGTCGAGTGTGACTACAACGGCGAAGTGCGCAAGTTGATCCATGACGCAGCAGTGCTGGGCACCGGCGTGATCAAGGGTCCAATCGTCACTAACCGCACACGCAAGGCTTGGCAGCCACTGACTGACGCCAACGGCGAGACAGTGCACCAGCTGGAGATTGTCAAGGAGGCTAGCCCAGCCTCGTTCCGCATTGACCCGCGTAACGTATGGCCTGACCCAGCTTGCGGCGAGTCGATCCATCATGGCAAGGGCATCTACGAGCGCGAACAGATTACAGGCCGTCAGGTCCGTGAGCTGGCCAAGCAGCCCGGCTTCATGAAGGACCAGCTGCGCAAGGTGCTCGAAGAGGGGCCTAAGCGTGCAGCCGTGTTCCAAGAGATGCGAGACGACGACCAGCGCGATGTGGCTCGTGCCACGTTTGAGATGTGGACCTACTGGGGCGAAGTTGACCACGAAGACCTTGAGTCAGCCGGCGTCAAGCTGGGTGAGAAGGACGTGCTGCGCAGCGTCAGCGGCTGTGTGGTCATGATCAACGACACGGTCGTTAAGGCATTCCCTAATCCGCTGGAAGGCGGAGACCTCCCTTACGACTTCTACGTCTGGGAGAAGGTAGCAGACAGCGTTTGGGGTTATGGTATTCCCTACCTCATGCGCGCACAGCAGAAGGTACTGAACGCCGCATGGCGCCAGATGATGGACAACGCCGGCGTGTCCAGCGGTCCTCAGATTGTCGTCAAGCCCAACACGATCCAGCCAGCCGACAAGCAGTGGCAGCTATCAGCCCGCAAGATCTGGTATGCCACGGACGACGTGGATGATGTGAGCAAAGCCTTTGCGACGTTTGAGTTTGATTCGCATCAAGCCGAGTTGGCCAACATCATCAAGATGGCAATGGAGTTGGCAGACCAAGAGACCGGTGTGCCCACCATCATGCAGGGCGAGCAGGGTGCAGCGCCAGACACTGTCGGTGGCATGCAAATGCTGATGAACTCGGCCAATGTGGTTCTGCGCCGTTTGGTCAAACAGTATGACGACATGATCACCCGCCCCCACATCCGCCGCTATTACGACTTCAACATGTTGTACAGCGAAGACGAGGAGATCAAGGGCGACTTCAACATTGACGCTCGCGGCTCATCAGCCTTGCTGGTTCGTGACGTACAGAACCAAGCATTCCTGAACTTGTTGGCTGCGGCCACTAACCCAGTGTTTGGTGTGTACATCGACGCGCAGAAGCTGTTTGAGAAGGCGCTGCAAGCCCAGCACATCGACCCAGCGGAGGTGTTCAAGTCCGAGGACGAGCTGGAGAAGATCAAAGAGCAGGCAGCCCAAGGCCAGCAGCAAGCGCCAGACCCGCGCATCCAAGCCGCACAGATCAGGGCTGAGGCCGACATGGCCAGAGTCCAAGCGCAGAACGAAGGCGACGCCGCAGAGCTGCAGTTGCGCCAAACCATCTTCCAACAGGAAGCCGAGATGCGCATGGCCGAGTTGCAGATGTCCCGCGAGATCGAGATGCTCAAGATGTCCAACAACCAGAACATCAGCCTTGAGACCATCAAGGCCAAACTGGCTGATACGGCGATCAAGGAACGCAGCCGCAAAGAGCTGTTCTCCGCTGAGCAGGACCTCAAATTACGGGTCGGATCAGGTATTTAAAAAAGTGTTGCACAAACCCTACGCTTTGATCTACAATTTGTTCGGGCGAAGTGCGCCCAAAATTTACCAAGCCAGCTACCCAGCTGGCTTTTTTGTGAATGACTGATTACTCCTCTGATACTTGGCACAGATTACGCAAATGGGCAGAAGCCCAGCTTGAACTTGCGCGCAAGAAAAACGATGCCGTCGGGCTCTCCGACACAGAGACGGCAGCGTTAAGGGGTGAGATCAGAGCACTGAAAAGATTTCTCGACTTGCCTAATGAGGCAACTCGGGGTGTGGCGGTCGAGCCGGAATAACATCCCGCTTGGCCTTGTTAGTAAACCGCTGAGAGGCGGTTTTTGTTTGGAGAGCAAAAGTGGAAGAAAACCAATTGACTTCGGAAGAAGCACAAAACTTATGGAACGAAGAGGCTTCAAAGTTAACTGCCGGTGATGACTCACTCGCGGCTGACCCTATAGCCACTGCGCCGGAAACGCCGCAGGCTGAACTCCAGTTAGAACCGGAACAAGAGGAAGACCCATACGCTGGACTATCGCCAACGCTCCGAGCCAAATTGGCTCAGATTGATGAGTTAGCCCAAGCAAATGCTCA